GGCATGAAGTGATGTCGAGAACGCTCTCCCTGTCAGCTTTTTGTAAGGTATCTTTATTTGCCTCTTGTTCTATGGGCTTCGTTGATGAAGTTGACAGACTTGACAAAGTACTGTCTAATCCTGAACTCCAACAAACATAAGGGGTTTCAGTGGCTAAAGGTAAATGTAGTGTACGTGGTTGTCAAAACCCAAACTTCGCAAAACAACTATGTAGCGCACACTACAAACGCAACCAGAGATACGGTTCACCAACTGGTTCTGCGGCAGATGATCCAGCCGCAAACAACCAGCCAGAAGCTACCTCCACGTCGCAAAATCGCGTCTCAGGTCGTGAGGGCAACGCGAAACGTTGGGTAATTGACCGCAACGATATTTATACGCAGCTCGAATTGAGTAAATTATTACAGATGACCCCTCGTCATGTGAGCGAACAAATTGGCAACCTCAGATCAACGGGTACGGTAAACGGCAAGCTTGCATATAGCTTGCCGGAAACCGCACGAAAGATATTTGGCATCGACCTGAGCACGGAGGACGGCGACGATCCCTATGCTGGCCTGAAGCCCGCCGAACGAAAGGCGGTAATCGAGTCACAACTGAAATACGTCGAGTTGCAGGTGAAACTCGGCAACTATGTTTCCACCGACGACCTGCATCACTTCATCGCTGAGAAGTTTAAGGTCATCGACATATCACTCTCAACCTTACCCGACCACATTGAACGGGAGGTCGGCCTCAGCCCAGAACAACTGGCAATCGTTGACCGGGAAATCGACAAGCTGCGAGTGACGCTGACAGAGCAGGAGATCAATTGAGCATGGGTAAGTCGGATCACACAGATATGGGTGCGCTGAACAACGCAGAGCAGTTCAAGTACATCGATAAGCCAACCGGTGACCTGTCGCAGATTTATAGTGAGGTATGCGAGATACTGCGACCGAAGTTGAGTGCGAATCTGGTGGAGTTTGCTCAGAACAATATGCCGAGCTGGGACTACGACTTGGCACACCTGATGCATCAACCGATGCTCGACCTTACTGCGCGTGAGGTGAAATCTGTGATCATGGTTGGTGCAGCTCGAACTGGTAAAACATACTCACTCATCACGACATTCGTTGCATATACAATCCTTAGTGACCCTTGTGATATGGCGGTGTTTTTGCCCTCAGAACAACTTGCAAGCTACTACGGAAAGTTCCGGTTCGGAGTGCAGTTGCTCACAGAATTACCAGAGATTCGCAGGAAAATACGTCCGGTAATGGGTAGCGACACAGTTTACGTCAAGATATTCAAATCTGGTATGCTGCTCAATTTTGGTTGGCCGTCACCGAGTCAGACAGCCTCAAAAGACTATGTGCGTGTAGTGTTGTCAGACACTGATCGAGGCTCAACTGTAGGTAACGAAGGGTCGTTCTACGACCTTGCTGCTAAACGTGTGACCACTGCAATGTCACGCGGTATGGTGCTGGCCGAGAGTAGCCCAAGCCGACCCGTTAGTGATCCTGAGTACGTCCCAACCTCAGTACACGACGCCCCACCTACGTCGGGGATACTTGGCCTGTACCGGCAGGGTACGCGGTGCGTCGTGTACGGGCAATGTCCTCACTGTTTAGACTACTTCGCCCCACACATAGGTATTGAGGCGTTCAACCTCGATGAGTCATTGCCGCGCGTAGAGCGAGCTGCTGCGGCAACGCTGACTTGCATAAACTGCGGAGCAGGGATAGACCACACACAAGAGCGAGAGTTTAAACGAAGCGGTAAGTGGATCGGGGACGGTCAGACAATTTCAAGCGATGGCGTGGTTCACGGTGAGCAACTTGCCAGTACAACAAAAAGCTACTGGCTTTCAGGTATCTTTGCTTCTTTCCAGAGCTTTCAACACCTTGTCTTAGAATGGATTGACGCTCACGAAGAATTTAAGCTGACCGGCGACGAAGAACGCCTAAAGGTGGTGTTAAACACGTCTTTCGGTGCTCCGTACCTTGAGGTTGCTCGCCGGGTGGATACCAGCAAAGTCGGTACACTAATGGCGCGAGCAGAACCTGACTTGGAGCAGTTCATTGTACCGAGTTGGGGTAGAGTGTTGCTGGCCGCCGTAGACATACAAGGTGGCCGCAACGCTCGCTTTGTTGTTCAGGTTATGTGCTACGGACAAGGTGGTAGGCGGGTCTGTATTGACCGCTTCTCGATAACTCAACGCGACGACGGTAGTCGGGTGAAACCTCACGCGGAGATCGAAGATTGGGCATTGCTTACCGACAAAGTAGTTCTATCAACCTACCGGATGGAGGATAGTGACGACGAGATGCGCGTTCACATGACAGCAATAGACTCCGGTGGACAGGCTGGTAGTACCGAGCGAGCCTACGCCTTTTGGAGAAGTCTCAAGAAGCAACGACTACAGAAGCGTGTGTTTTTGGTTAAAGGGGCGAGTAGAACCGCGAATGTTCCGCATATAAAAATCACCTACCCTGATGCTACAAAGAAATCTGATCGCTTCTCTGGGGCGATTGGTGACATTCCTTTAATGATGCTGAACACGATGTTGTTGAAGGATGCGGTTGCAGCGTCGATAGATAAGGACGAACCCGGTGACTTGCATTTTCACTTCGGCACTTGGCAAAAAGAGCCTTGGTTCAAGGAATTGACCGCAGAGATACGGACAGCGAAGGGGTGGGAAACAGTCGCAAAGAGGAACGAGTCGTTTGACCTTTGCGTCTACTCTCACGCGCTGTGGTTTTACCTAAAAGGTAGTACTGTGAACTGGGAGAAACCACCATACTGGTTGAGTTCTGACCGAGAAGTGAACCCAAACGTCATAACCAAAGAGAGTCGCCGCGAGATGAAGGAGAAGAAGCGTAAGGTTGGACGCCGCACTCGCTTCAAATTCAACAACTAGAAAAAATCACTGGTCAGAACTGAAATATAAGAAATTACAGGGCGACTTCGACCCTGATTGCCTTAAACCTGCAACATAGGTTAATATCAGGGTAATTGTACTTTACCGAGTGATCACCATGAGTTTTACGCCTGCCGATTTAGATGCCCTTGATCGCGCTATTGCAGGCTCAGAATTACTTGTTGCCTATGACTCCGGCAAAGTGAGATTTAGAAATCTATCCGAACTACTTGTTCAGCGTCACCTGATCTACAACTACCTCCGCAGGCAAGCCGGTTACCAAGTACCGTGTGCTAGGGTCTGCAACACACTACCTGTTCGAGATATCTGATGGCCGTGCAAAACAAAGTTGTCAGCATTAATCGCATACGAGCAGGTGCGTATGACGGTGCATCCCAAACCGAGCGAGCGTTAAGTTGGAATGCTGACGCACCCGGTTCTGCTAACACCCAACTGCTGCCGCAGCTTAATACTCTGCGCAACCGGTCGCGTTCCGCGTATAGAAATCACCCCTATATTTTCAAAGCTATCAACACCTTGGTGTCAGACGAGATCGGAGAAGGTATTATGCCGCGCTCCACGTCTGCTAACAAGATTGAGCTGAACGCTTATTGGAAAGAGGTGAGTAAACACTTTGACCCTGAAGGTGTGCTGGATTTCAGCGGTATGCTCACTGTAATGGCGGTCGGCAAGCGGGTAAGCGGCGAGATATTTATCCGAAAGCGTATCCGGCGTGGCGCTGGTTATGGTTCACCTTTACAGCTACAGGTGTTGGAATCCGAGTTTCTAAGTGAGGCGTTAAACAAGTCACTACCAAACGGCAACCGGGTTGTCGGCGGCATCGAGTTCAACAAACGCGGTCAGCGTGTTGCTTACTACTTTTACACCGAGCACCCCGGCGGCAACGGGAACTCTTGGCAGTTCAATCAAAAGACTGTCCGTATTCGCGCTCGCGACGTGATCCATTACTATGCTCCCAAGCGAGTAGGAATGGTCAGAGGTGAGCCGGACGCCAGTCAGTCGCTACTGAAGACGTATTCACTTGAAGCGTATAGTTTAGCGGAATCCGCACGAAAAGCCGCGAAATCGAGCTATACCGGGATTATTACGAGAAACCCCGAGGTATTCAGTCTTGATGAAGACGAGACTTTGGTAGAACAAGGTGCGACCCAGATACAACCAAACTCAATGCTTGAATTGTTGCCCGGTGAAGACGCGACTCTCATGGAAGGTGATAACGCAGGTACAGGTTTCGATCTATATATGGATGAAACGCTCAGAAGCATAGCAGCAGGCTTCGAGATACCGTTTGAGCTACTTACAGGCAATTGGAGTAACGTCAACGACCGCCTAGTTCGCGCGATTAACAACAGCTACCGTCGCCGTATTAAGACTGAGCAAGCTCTCACCATTAACCAAGTCTGCAACACCGTATGGCAATGGCTGATGGAAGCGTCTGTGCTCACCGGGTTCCGCGACGTGTCGATGGACGAAGCGACTCAGGTAGAGTGGATACCAAGTGCGTGGAATTACGAGAACCCTGTTCAAGACGTACAGGCCAGATTGATGGAAGTGGATGGGGGTCTTCGCTCACGCTCATCCGTTGTCGCTGAACGCGGCCTCGACATCGAGGAAGTGGATGCTGCTCGCCGTGAGGATAAAGACCGAGAGGAAAGCCTCGACCTGACTCAAGGTAAGCCTGAAGCCGCGAGTGCTACCGGTAACCCGGCAAATAGTAACGCACCGTCAAAACCTAGTAAACCTACCCGATAGCTGATATATTTCGATAATATGAAATATCACCGCATAATGTCACAGGTATTTAACACCCCGCTTCTTATGGAGGCCGGGTCGCTAAACGTATTCCTGTCAGCTCTTACTGACCGCGTTGGCATCGACCAATTAACCGGTGTGGATAACATCGCGTTGATGCGAGAAGATATGCGAGCGTTGGCGGGTAATGCTCAAGGTCGTCAGATGCGTAATTACCAAGTAGACGACGGTGTAGCGATTATTCCCGTCACCGGTACACTCTCGGCTCGCAGTTCTCAAATTCAAAGTCTGTCCGGCATGACTTCCTACGACTCGCTGACCGGCGACTTGTGGCAGGCGTTGGACGACCCATTGGTTGACTCCATCTTACTCGACATATCCAGCCCCGGTGGTCAGGTGGACGAGTTGTTTGCTCTCACTGACTTCATTGCTGAGATAGGTGAGGTGAAGCCGATCAGCGCGTACACCGGCTCTATGGCCGCGTCTGGTGCTTATGCTATTGCTGCTGCTGCGGACACGTTGTATGTGTCTGAGAGCGCGAATACGGGATCGGTAGGGGTCATCATTGCTCACACTGACGTATCCAAGAAAATGGCCGACGACGGTGTTAAGGTCACGCTTATCCATGCTGGTGCACATAAGGTTGATGGTAACCCGTACGAGCCACTGTCTACTGACGTTAAAGCTGACTTGCAAAAGCGGGTAGATAAGACGAGAGATTTATTTGTAAATCGTGTTGCGAAGTACCGCAACATGAGCCCTAAAGCTGTGGCCGCAACCGAAGCGGCTGTGTTCGACGGCGCTGACGCAGTATCTGTCGGGTTTGCCGACCAAGTTGCAACATTCGAGGAAACTTTAAGTATTATGAAGAAAAAACAAACAGAAAATACGGGTCAGACAATGTCTGCTACGGTTGATGCTCCTGAAGCGGTTGCAGAAGTTACGGAGACTGAGACAGAAGCAGTTACCGGTAACATTGATCTGGAAGTAACGGACACGGTAACCGGTGAGGTTGTCTACGCTACGAACCATATTCATACGCCGGAAGCAATGGGCGCTGTCGAGATTATCGAAGCTTGCCAAGCGGTTGACCTATCTGATTTAGCGACAGGTATGATCGCTGGTCACTTTACGCTCACACAGGTGAATGACCGCCTTACTGTTGCCGGACAACTGAGTGAGCTTTGCGAAGCCGCAGGTATGGAAGCTGGTGGCGTGTTAGCGGCAATCGGTGACCCGGTTGCCATGTTCCGCGCTGTGCTGGCACAGGCAAGCGAAGCTGAGATTAACTCGATGCACGTTGGCGCTGAAGTGGCCGACGAGCATAAGACGTTGAGTACTGCTGAAATTTGGCGTTTGCGTCAAGAGCAAACTGCTCACTGATTTTTAATGGCTGGTTTCAGCCAAATTTAACCACCATTAATTGAGGTATACAAACTATGGTACAAAAAGTCCAAGGTGTTCAAGACGGAGAATTTCTCTTGTCTGAAGCAAATGGTCAGTATTCACGCGAAAACGGATTGGCTCAAAGTGGTGACACTATTGTTGCCGGTCAGGTCGTTGAGCTTTCTGGCAACTACGTTAAGGCGTTGACATCAGGTACTGCAATCGGCATTGTTGTGAACAATGTGACTGCCGATGGCGACACGCCTGTCGCGCTTATCGCCCGTAACGCCGAGGTTTCTACGGCGCTGTTGACCGGCTATGCTGGCACGGCGGCTACCGACCTCCCTTCAATCATTCTGAGGACTGTATAATGTTGTTAGACGTATTTAGCGCGGACGCATTTACAATGTCGTCACTCACTGAGGCGATTAACCTCACTCCACACACCCCCGGTCGCATTGGTCAACTTGGGTACTTCCAAGAAGCGGGCGTATCTACTACGACTATCCAAGTGGAGCGTTCGCACGGCAGTCTGCGTTTGATTCCTAACACCGCTCGCGGTGGAGTGGGTGAGAATGTAAACGCTGATAAGCGCGATATGACTCCTTTCATCGTGCCTCACTTACCTGAACGCGCTACGATTTACGCTGAAGAAATCCAGAATCTTCGCGCCTTTGGTCAAGAGAGCGATGTTGAGACGATGACCGGCTACGTTGGTCAGCGCCTTGCAACTATGCGCGGTGATCTGGACGCGACCATTGAACATCACCGTATGGGTGCGATCAAAGGTAAGGTCATGGATGCTGACGGTACAACCGTTATCATGGACTTGTTCGGCTCGTTTAATTTGACCCAGCAAACACTGGCGATGGACTTGGCGAACAACACTGACGTTCGAGCAACGTGTGTTCAGGCAACCCGCATACAGGAAGATACGTTAGGTGGCGCGTCAATGACGGGTTCACGGGCGTTGTGTTCTGATTCGTTCTTCGATGCGTTTATCTCCAATGCTGACGTTAAAGCGCAGTACCTGCGATATCAGGACAGCGCGATGAACCGCAACGATGTCCGTGCTGGTTTTGAGTACGGTGGTATCATCTGGGAAAACTATCGCGGCAAAGTTGGCGGCGTTAAGTTTGTTCAGGACGACACCGCTCTGCTTGTCCCAGAAGGTGTCCGTGGTTTGTTTATTACTCGCTTCGCTCCTGCCGATACGCTCAATGCTGTGAATACAATGGGTGTTGCGTATTACGCAATGCAAGAAGCCCTGCGTATGAACAAAGGTATCGAGATTGAGTCTCAGTCAAATCCAGCTAACCTGTGTACTCGCCCTGATGCGATTATCAAACTGGGTCTGGGTGCAACTGTACCTGCAATGGCCGCTGCCGCTGCAAAAGCCGAGAAGGAAAGCATCGCTGACGCAGCGTCTGACAATCGTAAAAAGAAGTAAACTGCGATGCCGGGTTTCCCTGCAATGCACGATGCCCTGTTCCGTCATTTTGGCGTAGCAGGGCTTCTTGTTGATAAGGAGGGTTCCGTTGAGGATATCGACGTAACCGTCATTATGAACTTTGGCGTTGAGTCAGTTGACGAATACGGTGAGGTTGTTGATAGGGTTGATAAAGCCGACTTCCGTAACACTTTAGTGATGACCAAAAGAGGTCAACGCCTAACTGTTACGCAAGGCGAGTTTACGGGTAACTACACGCTTGGGCGAAAACTTAAGTCAAACGGTTACCTTGAGTCACGCGAGATTGTGCGGGACTACAATGAATGATTAAGATCGAATTCGAGGGTTACGATAAGCTGGTAAAGAACTTCGGTTACAAGCTGGTGGAACGAGCTAACGGTGCTGCTATCCGCAACACGCTTGCCAAGACCCGCACCCAGATAAAGAAGTTCGTGAGGGAAGACTACACGATAAAGGCTGGCACCGTTCAGAGTCAGTCATATATAAAACGCCTCTCGCTATCTCCTCCTGCGTATGAGCTTGGGTACACAGGTAATCGGCTGAGCATGGAGAGGTTCGCGCTCGGTAGTCGTAGCATTGGTCGCGGTAAGAAGAAGCGTCGAGCGATTACGGTACGCATCACCAAGAAACGCAAGGTGGTCAAGGGTGGTTTTGCTATACGTGGTTACGCGGCTTTCCGTCGTAAAGGCCGTAGTCGCCTCCCTATTGAGAAACGTACTACGTTGGCGATGCCACAGATGGTCAACACCAAGAAGAACACCCGTAGAACATTCAAGTTCATGGGTGACGAGTTGCCCATCCAATTTGCACGTGCGATGGATTATCAACTAATACGTGCCGGGTTCAGATAATGAGTAAGCTGGCTTACGGCGATGTGACTGAGGTAATCGACCGTCTGAATGACAAGATGACAACCCTCAATACCCCCGCATCGTTGGCGTGGACAACTGATCCGATAGATGAGCTTGAGGTGTCAATACCAACGGTGCTAGTGTACCCGGGGCAGCAGTTCTCAGCTCAGGCCGGGGACAGTCCCGTATGTCGCCAGCAGACCACGATTGATGTAGTGTTGCTGATTGTGGCACCGTTGGATATACTTGCATCGGTTGTCGAGGACACACATAAAGCGATACTCGGTTATCAGATAGCCTCGGAAAACGGTCAGTTTGTTTATACGGCTCGCAACGTACCATACGGTATGCCGCTTGAGATCAAGGGTAACGTGGTGTGGTGGCAGATGACAATTGAGTCTTCATTTTTACATAGGGTGGTATAATATGGCTTCATACGAAATGATTGACGGTAAAAAGGTTCTTCGGAACCGTACCAAAATTGCTGGTCGCGACAATGTGGCTGACCTTCCAGAATCGGTTGCAGCGCAATCGGACAAACCTGCCAAGCCGAAGAAGGCAAAGGCTAAAAAAGAGGACTGAAAAATGGCAGTTGCAAAACTACTTTTAGCGAAGCTTGAGGTAACAGAGGGTGTTGATCCTGTACCTGACATTCTATCCGCAATCGAAACGCAAGATTTGGAAGTAGAAAGATATGCTGGTGATAGAGTCACCCGCGAGGTAGACAGGTCTACGTTGGGTGGTAAAGAGCAGGTCAACGTGTTACCGCATACTAACACATCGTTTGGTGTAGCTCTGGCAGGTGCTGGCGCAGCTGGTATTGTACCCGCATGGGGCGAACTGTTCCGTGCCTGTGGCTTTGATGAGGTGGTTAATGCGAGCACAGATGTTCAATATCAGTTAGCGGATAACGGCGCTGACCTGAGTAACTGTGACTCAACCACATTATACGATTATCGTGACCAAGCGAGTCAGTTGCAGAAAACCAGCGGTTGTCGTGGTGCTTGTGAAATCACAATGAGCGGTTCAGAGTTACCGAAGATCAGTTTCACAGACTTCATTGGCTCGTATTTAACACCGGTACAAGGTAATTCTCCCGCACCGATCGATTGGTCAAATTGGTTGTCCGAGGTAGCTTTTACCAAGGACAATGTGCCCGTATTGACGCTAGACAACGAGGCTTTTTGCACGCAGTCATTCAATATAAATTTCGGGCAATCTGTCTCGCGAAGAAACCTACCGAATTGCGAAGGAACTGTCATTTCAGATTATGACGTAACCGGTGCGATGACAATTATCGCTAAAGATTTGGTTGATTATAGCATCTGGGCACAATCCGAGTCGCACGAAGGTGTTATCAAAGTACCGTTTGCCTTACAACTTGGCACGATAGAAGGTAACATTATCGAGATAACCTGTCCCGAAGTTCAGATGACCGAAGTCGGAGAAGGTGAATCTTCGGAGGGTGATTTGAGTCAAGACATTACCCTTGCTTTCATCGGAGCGGTGACTGTCATAGTTCGTTAAATTCCAATAGCTAAGGGATACTAGCCACCTTCGTAAAGAGGGTGGCTTTTTAATGCCTGTGGATACAGCCAACCGAGGTAAACAATCTCGTCAGGGTGTTTGTTGTACTTTTGGTGATTCGCTGTTGCGCTTAATAGTTGTAGATTTTCCCACACATGAAGCCCTGACACCTGTTTGCCGCGCAAAGGGTAAAAATGGTCAACATGCACAACTTCTCCCCACAACTCCATTAGTTCTACAGCCTGTTCATAAACATTCAAAATAAGAGCGCGGCTTGCCCATATTGGAGTTCTACTATCAACGTCTGCTAATCTTTTGGCTGCTTTAGCTTTAAGCTTAGGTTTATTTTTGACGCTCCAACTCTTAAATATTTTCGCTATATTTTTTTTGTTAGCTACCCTGTGTTGTTTCACTTTTAAACGAATTGCGGCCTCATTATTCTTGGTGTATATTTTCCGACATTCTTTGCATCTGTAGTCTATTCCAAGTATGTTTGCTTTGTTTTTAACGTAGTCTGATAATGGTTTATCTGTGTTACAGTCTCTGCAAACAAATCCCACTTCTGTAAATTTTCTAACGCGAACAGGCGTGTAATTTGGTATTGTTTCGTGTCGATTTTTCACCCGTGCATCGGTCATACAAGTTTTACATTTGTATCCCACACCTAACCTGCTATTTTTATGTATAGGGAACTCAGAGGTTGTTTTGTTCGCGTTGCAAGTGTTGCAAGTAAGTTTTCCGTCTATAATCTCTCTTGGTATGAACCTTGTCACAATACCTTCTGTTTTCTTGAGATATGCGTTGTGTTTTTTCTTGCTGACTGTCTCTTTATTTTTACGCGCGTATTCCTTGGCTCTTAATATGGCGCACGGCTTACACTCCGCTTTATATTTACCGTCCCATACGTAGAACTCCGCCAGCCGCTTTTCTTCACCACATTTAGTACAAGTTTTCATGTGGTATATTTTACACGATAAATGCTTACAGTTCAATCGCTATCGTGTGGTAATATCAAACAATGGACAATCCAAGATATAAATCGATTCGCGTAAGCACTGTGAACCACAAGAAGCTCCGGCAAATGTCAGTAGACCTTGATATGCCCATTACCCTATTGGTTGACATGATGATAGCCAGACAGGAACTCATTAACAAAGAGAAAGAGAAATGACACTCAAATTATTACAATCCGCAATCATCGTAAAAATCCCAGAGGTTACCTTACACCTGCTTGACGGTGACTTCACGATGAACTTCAGCATACTGTTCAAGCGCATTAGTGACAAAGAGCGCAAACTGCGACTCAAGGGTGCCATGAAGTCCCTGAAGTCATCTTCAGGGTACAGTGATGCCCTGACCAATGCTGACGTCACCGAGGACGAGCTTGACGCTATCCAGAAGTTGATTGACCAATCTGAAGCAGCCAGCGACAAACTGTTGATGAAGGACATTGTTGGGTGGCGCGACCTATTAGATAGTGATGGGTCGATTGTCCCGTACAACGAAGAAACGAAAGCTGAGATATTGAGCGTTGTCCCGGTACGCGACGCAATCCTCGAAGTATGGAGTCAGGCAAGCGGGTCGGTTGATAAGGCGGTTGAAGACGGAGTTATCTCAAAAAACTAATCGCCGCCGGAGCGTACTGGGCATCCGGTGGTAGCAATAAGAACAAGGAGCTGATCGCTCAGATGACCGCATTGGGTGCACCGGATGACGTTATCGAGAAGTACCGCGCTGCTGACAGTTTCGAGTTATTCGAGTGTTGTGTTGATGCTTGGCAGGTCGTGATGTTGTTGTCACCTGCCGATTTCGCGTACAGTGAACGTCAGCAGGGTAAGAAAACCCGGATGGTGTTTGCTGGCTATAAGACCCCTGCTGTGTGTGCTATTATCGCCACCATGAATATTAAGCACAAACGGCAAGCTGGTTTATTGCAACGTGTCCGTTTGATTGAGTATGGTGCGATGCAAGAGGTTGACTAAATGGCGGGTAAGACTTATCAAGTAAAGTTCGTTCTTGCCGCAGATGGTAAGGGTGCTACCCGAGGTATCAAGTCTGTAGGTAGAGAGCTTGGTAAGTTAAACAAGACGCAAACTGCTCTCAATCGTAACATGGCGCACTCCACGTCACTAATGACGGGTTTTGCCGGGGCAGCAAGTGGGTTGGCGGCAATTGGTTTAGGTAAGAGTATTCTTGAAGCTAACTTCGCAATGGAGAGTTTCAACACTCTGTTGACCGATAACCAGATGGAGTATTTGGTCGGTATCACCGACAAATGGGGCGTCAGTCTGCAAGGGTCGGCTAGATCGTTAAGCTTGTTGAACGCGGCAACGGCTGACAGTGGTCTTGAGGTCGCTGAAGTGAACCGTATCTATGAGTCACTGGTCATCACCGGTCGAGCGTTCAACTTGTCGGCAGAAGACATGCGCGGCGTCATGCGAGCGGTTGAGCAGTCCTTCAATAAGGGAAATGTTCAGGCCGAGGAGCTCAGGGGGCAATTGTCAGAACGCTTACCCGGAGCGTTTTCATTGGCAGCTAAGGCGATGGGTAAGACTACCCAAGAACTTGGTAAAATGCTCGACAACGGTGAACTGCTTGCCGTAGACCTGTTCCCGAAACTCGCTGACGTATTAATCAACAAGTACACCCCGGCTGCCGAGGAAATGGCAAAGAAGGGTGCGGCAGCGTTTGAGCGACTACGTAATAGTTGGTTCCAGTTCAAGGCAGAGGTTGCTGAGGGAGGGATAGCTGAAGGGTTCATTTCAACAACAACCGCGATGGCTGGTGGGCTTGATACACTTACAGATAATATTGACGAGGTTAAGGTGGCTGTAGGTGCACTAACCGCAATATTGCTTGGCCGGGCGCTGTCCGCATGGGCGGCAAATGAGCAAGGTATAGTGCGTGTCACTATGGCGTCCATAGCCAAAACAAAAGCACTCAAGATAGAGTTAAAAACAACATTAGACCTTGCCAAGATTGAGCAACGTGAGGCGATACGTGCCCAGAAAGTAGCAGCGAACAAGCTATTACAGGTGAAAATACACTACGATCTTATTAAAGCGAAGATCGGTGAGGCTGAAGCCAGCCGATTACTGAGTTCCGCACTTAACGCTGAAGCGACGGCGTATGCGCGAGTTACTACATCGCAAGCCAGTGGTCTAGCGGCAAACGCGGCAATGGCGGCATCAAAAGGTAGATTAGCGGCGGCCACCGCGACCTTGTTCGGTTTACTCGGTGGTTGGACTACGGTCGCTGTGGCCGCAACCTACGGGGTATATGTTTACATTGACTCGTTGGATGAACTGACAACTGCCTCTCAAAACGCGCTCGACGAGTTCGCTAAGTACGCGACTGAATTAAATGCGCTAGACCAACCATCAGTCAGGGCGCAACAGGTTACCAGAGAACTTCGTCAAGAGATCGAACTGCTCGCAAAAGGTGGTCGTAACACGGGCGCGTGGATGCAGGTGTTCGAGGATGTTCTGTCATCAATGGGTATCCCTATCCGCAGTAATACGCAAGATATTTACGCAATGCGTATGGCGTTGGTAAAGAGCACCGACGAGTGGAACAAAGGTCAACAGGCGATGATCGAGATGATCGCCAGAAACGCTGAGATGGGAACTGCTGCTGAGAACACTGCAACAGCGTTAAAGGAGGTGGAAGATGCGACTAAGTTAGCGACTGACGCTATCCGGGCTGAAGGGGAAGCGTTACGTCAAAGTAAGGAGGAGAAGTGGAAATCTGCGCTCGTAACAAAGGTGATGAAGGACAACACCAAGGCAAACATAGTCGAGGTTCGAGCGGCTGCTGACGCTGAGTGGAATCTGAAGACGGCATTGGACGCTGCAAACAAATCGCGTAAAGAGCAGATAAAGTTATTTCAAGACCAACTTAAATTTGGCGCTGATGCTCTTAAAACAACCAATAAAGAGATTTCATATTTAAAGCTTGTTATATCCGTTGGACGGGAGGCTGCTGACTCTATCAGAGAGCGTTCTGATGCAATGATCAACATGACAGCTGGTCAACGTAAGGCATACCTCGCAGCGGTAGACGAGCGAGACGCTCTGCAAGGTGTGGTTGATGCGTTAGAGGCAACAACCACTGCAAGTAAAACCACCGCTTCCGCTACCACCACATTGACATCTGCCGTTGAGGAACAACTATCGGCATACGAGAAGTTATCAACCGAGATATATGCACTGGCAATTGAGGGTTACGACCTTCAGATACTCGAAGCTCAAGCTAAAGGCCATCTTGATGTGGCGGCGGCAATTGAAGTGGAGAAGGCTGTTGTAGAACGGTTGAACGCTCAGAAGGGTAATAGTATCCTGCTCACCGAAGACCAGATACGTAATAACGAGGAGTACAAACGTCAGCAGCAAACGCTTGCTGATGCTGTCGCTGCATCAGCCGAGCGACAGCAGGAAATCTGGGAGAACATGGTTGAGAACGTGCAAAAGGCATGGGGTGATCTGTTTTACGGGTATATGGAAAAGGCGCTGATGGATGGTGAGTTCAGCTTTGCCGAGTTCCGGGATAATATCTGGCGAATGTTTATCAGGCTGCTGGCCGACATGGCGGCTAAATGGCTTGCGACATCGATATTCGGCGGTGGGATCGGTGCGGCAAATGCAGGGTTGGTTGGTAACTTTGCTGCAATAGCGGCTGGCGCAAGTAACGCCACCGCAGCTATAGCACAATACGCCACAGGCGCATACGCAGCGGCACAGGGCGGAGCAGCTCTTGCTTCTTCCACTGGCGCGACAACAACAGCGATGGGTGCGTTAGCCCCTGCTGCTGAGGCCGCTGAGTTCGCCGCTTTACAATCTGGCGGGGCGGCGAGTACGTCTGCGCTGGGGTTCTCATCACTGGGCGCGGCGATGGCGGGAGCTGGTATTGTAGCGGCTGGTTTTGCCCTAAATGCTGCCGCTAGTTCATCACGCATGGAGCGTTTGGCCGAGGTCACCGATGAGGTCAACCGTAAGTTTCTTACGGCTACGGACGTGGTGAACACGGCCAGTGCCGCTTATGGGAACTTCGGCGCTGATGAGATGGTGGTTCAGCTATCCGAGGCCGAACTCAAAGCGCAAGGTTTAGCTACAGCCCTCGCCTCTGTTGCTGACGCTACTCGCATCGGCAATGAGGGTACGATGTTGCTTACCGGCAATATCGAAGCGGCCAGAGCGGTCGCAGCCGGATACAGTGCAGAGGCTCAGGGATATCTTGATCTTGAGATCGCCAAAAACCAGAAACTTATCGAGCAAAGCGGTCAGAAAGACACGGCGGCAAATAATCTTTTCGAGTCAACCAGACGGGCATCTGAGGCGTGGGCAGAGGGTATTGAACTAATCAACGCAACCAGCTTCCAGCCTATTATCGATGAGGTTGCGCGGATGACCGATGTCACCGCAGCAGACTTCAAAGAGATGGGTGCTGACGGCGTTTATACCGCAGATGAGATTGCTGCTGGATTCGGGACAAGTGCCGATGCGATTATTGCTGCGATGGGTGGTGCGTCACAGATAAGTATTTCCGACTTACTTAGGATTTTGAGTGTTGGCGATTCTACCGCAGACGGAATAGCTGCCGCATTTAACGCAGCTGGTGTGGATATGTCTGGTGGAATGATTGATGGCGTAGACAGGATTCAGGAAGCGATCAACGCGCTTATCGGTGCTGACGTGCAAAGTACCCATACTATCGCAACCATTCGGCGCGGTGGTGGGGCTGATCAGTCTGATTCGTTTGCCTCCGGCACAGGTGGTCAGTTCCTCACAGTGCCTTATGACGGATACCAGCCGACTTTTCACGAGGGTGAGCAGTTTAAGGTTATCCCTAAGCATGAGGTTGAGTCTGGTGGTAGCGATAACAGCGAAACCCTCACACCGTTGCTTGAGCAGCTTGTGAGTCTTATGAGCCAGCAAGTCGATTACAGCGAAGACACGGCTCGATCCATTCAACGTGCTGGGTTGCGCGGCACATCGGCAAGGAGTTCAGCGTAATGCCTAAGTACGATGATTTCGTAAAAAATCAATCAGCACATCGAGTGCTGCTGGTTGACCTTGATGGCTACAGTGTATCCACTCAACAAGTCCAGACAATCCACTTCTCAACGCACTCAGAGGGTGATTATCAGCATTATGTCCCTAGAATAACCAAGACCCCTATTATCTTACGGTCGTTCGACAAGCACCAGCCAGAAGGTGGAACAATCGAGATAGACAATTCTGACGGGTTGCTTGATTCGCTGATGTATCACAATTTCGCAGGTCGCGATATCCGGTTTTATCATGGCGATGCGTCATGGCCTCTGGTTGATTTCAAGCAATTTGGCAACGTATTTAGCGGCAAGATTGTCAGCTTTGAAGTGGTGTCAGATAACAAATTCCAAGTTGAGTTTAGCGCGGGGAATAATAATCTGGATGCACCGCTTACTACTGCGATCACATCGTTTGGAGGCGCACAGCCCGTCTGTTATGGGACGTGCAAAAATATCACACCTATACTGGTTGACGAAGGTACGAGAAAATATAGGGTACATAGCGGCGAGGTTGAGGATGTTTGCAGTCAACTTTATGTCAATGGGGCAACGTCTAATATTGTCGTTGCAAAGAATAATACCGACGGGTCGTTCACTCTTGCGAGCGTACCTGATGGGTCTGTTACATGCAACGTAATCGGTGCTTCAGGTGGCTTACACAAAGGTGGTGCAATCATTCAGGACATGTTGACTCGATATGGTCATCTTGATATATCCGATATCAACGTACCTAGCCTTGAGGCTTACGATGATTCAGCGCCGGACATCGGTGTTTATTTCAAAGATGGTAGTATCAATCTCATAGATGCGATCAATCAGGTTTTAGCCTCTCACGCGGCATTTTTCTCATTCAGCCGCGAGGGGTTATTCTCAATTGTCCGCCCGTTGCCGCTGGCCACGGGGAAAATTGACTTCACATCGATATGGGTGAGCAACGATACGGTCGCGCCAGCCCCACTTGACGGAAGATTCGGATTCGACATTGTTGACGGCGTAGGGCTTTTTTATATCAACAAGTTTGACGATGCCTTCATAGACCAAACCACCGAGTTGGACAAGCTCACTCAGCACGATGAGGTTTATGTCGAGCAGATTAGCGATGCGCGTCGCTGGATGGATTTACGTATCACCAGTATTCAGTTGGTGGCGGATGTCTACCAGATGGAGGTCACGCTTTACGATGTCGCAAACTTCCCTCGAAAGAATGTGCAGTGTAACGTGAGGCTTACCACGTTTACCGCTACACCAAGTCAGCGACCGACAACGGTCTGGATTGATGATTCTAAATTAGTGGGTGACATCCGTATTACGCATGACCCTCGTAAACCAGTGTGGCGATCAACGATTGGCTATGACAAAAACTGGACTGTTCAAGATAACGTGAACACGGCTTTTTCAAAGAATGAGTACCGGTATGTTGACGCCCCAGATGACAGAGGTGAGGGGGTTCATGGGGAGATTTACGGTGACAGCCTCGCGGGCTTCCCCAAGCTTACAAACATCGTCAGCCCGCAGGGCGCACAGAATGAAGCCGATCTGCGCCAAGCGTTCCAAGCCGATCAGCATTACTATATCGCCCCGCAGACATATCTGGTAGGGTTCACGGCGGAGTTGGGTGAGATTGTAGAGATAACATCTGACCGGTTCTTATTGACCGATCAACGGTTTATGATATTAGAAATTGAGGAAGATATGCTCAACTCAACGTCAACGATTAAAGGGTGGTGGTGATGACTGTTTGTAAATCAAACCTACAAATAATGACCCGCAATATACTTGATTCCGCTGTGGTTACCGCTACCAGCGAGCAAGCGGACTATCCTGCTGATAACTTACAGTTCGAGCAGCTATCGAGCAAATGGCGATCTGTAGACGGCGATCCGCAAGTGCTGACAGTTGAGTGGGACAGCGTGGATATTGTGTCAGGCTTTTCGCTAAACGGACACAATCTTGGTCAGGGCGCGACTATTCAGATTGATCTGTTTCAGAAGCTACCTGAAGCCCCCGTTTCGGTGACGGATATCGGTGGCGGTGAGTACCGGGTTAGCTTCTCATCGAATCATTTAATACCTGAATTTTCGACACATCCGTATCTAGTGTCGCTTACGATTGATGTCAACCCTACTATCGTAACACCTGTTGTGCGATGGGAAGATGCGACAAATGTTGTCATATCGTCCACAGGTGCGGGGGTGGGTGCTGGCGATGGTTTTGGTCTAAATACCGTCTACACAGACACCGTAGACGCCGTTCTGCAAGTGTACGGGTGGGGTGACCAGCCGTGGGGCAGGGGAGGGTGGTATGGTTACGATGAGAAGGCTAATCGTGATTACTTAACGCTGTTCTTCCCTGACATCCTGTGTGACTACGCGCGTATCACGATAACCGATCCTGATAACGTGATAGGTTATATTGAAGCGGGTAGGATGTGGCTAGCTAATTCGTTTACACCTTCTTTTAATATGTCATGGGGTGTGGCGATAGATTACCGATCTGACACCAAGGTGACACGCACCCGATCAGGCTCTATAATAAGCGACAACAAACCGTCCTACAGAACTTTGAATTTCAGTCTGGACTATCTAAATGAGGACGAGGCAATGGAGGTGTTGCAGATGTTCAATTATCCATCGAACAAATCGGATACGCTAATCGCCCTATATCCAGATGATAACAACGTACTTGAGCAAGAGACCATTGTGTTGGGTCGTATTGTTGGTCACAGTGGTGTGGGTCGGCAGAAGACCGGTTACTCCGCCTCATTCAACTTTGCAGAGGGACTGTAATGCCAACTGAAACATTAGCTCAACTGCTAGCTACGCCGCAGGGGTTCAAGCCGACTATCCAAAAATTGAGGGATATGATCGAGTATATCCAACTCAATGAAGCAGCGATTTTTGCGATTGATCAAAATCCTGTTGTGTGGCCTTCAGCGTCAGATACCTATCGACTTGTGTCTGAGACTAGCGGGTCGGCGGGTGACTATCATGGCGTGATAGTTGGTGCAGACGACTCGTCAGCACTCTATACGGGCATTTTAATCAAGCTAGGTAGAGTGGGTGGGGTTGTTACAAACACCAACACAGCAGTGCTGACGATTGTCGTAGATGCTGACCCAAGTAAAGACAAGGTTGCCCCTATCCGCAAAATTAGCGGCAGCAGTGTAGTTGATTTAGGCGCAGGAGACATGCCGAAAGTGGGTGCGCTACTTTATTACGATGAAAGCGAGCTGGCTTGGATATTGATTAACCCGACAACTAACAAGCACCACGTATCAAGTAATTTACCTGTCCCGTCTGACGGCGAGGACGGGGATTTCTGGTACATTTTAGAGTGAGCTTACAAGTAAAACAAGCTGGCGCGTGGAACGATGTTGGTCAAATACTGACCAAACAAGCTGGCGCGTGGGCGGAGGTGTCTGAGGTGTACCATAAGCAAGCTGGGTCATGGCTTAAGGTTTACCAGAATGTTGTAGAGGTGTTTCTGACATCAGGCTCATACGGCATCAATATCGCTAATCACCTGTCGGCCATCGGTGTGCGGCTTGGTGCTGACGTTATTGTTTACATACCAAACGGCGTAGTGATCGGACAAAAGACAGTTGGCGCTGCTGCCGTTGATCTTGGAGATATCAGGCCGTATGGGTTGGTCACGCTTGTTATCGGCGGAGAAGTTCAGGGGCGTGGCGGCATAGCTACCGCGAGATCAGCGAACTCAGCGATATGGTCATCCTACCCGTTCTCGATAGACATCCTATCGACCGGTGCAGTCAGGGGTGGTGGCGGCGCGGGTGGTAACGGCGGCGTTGGTGGTTACGGCGATACGGTTCTGAATTGGGCAGCATATAGATTCGCTGCTCACAATTCTGCAGACAGGAGCGAGTGGGTTGATAACACTGCCGGAGCGATATACTGGTACGATCAATACAATAACATCGGAGCCGGGCTTACAAAACCACCTGCAATCTTAGCTAAAATCGGCAGTTATTATTACCAAAAAGGTGCGTATGTTGGGTGGGATTACGTTTACCAGATTCGGCGTGGCACTTACGCTTCAGGATATGGTGGCGCGGCTGGCGCTGGCGGTAACGGGCAAGGTCACGGTCAGGGTGCTGGTGGAGCTGGCTCAGGTAAAACAGGCGTGAACCGAGGTGGCCAAGGCGGTAACGGTGGTGCGGGTGGTGCTTGGGGTGTCGCGGGTAGCAATGGCGTAAACGGTGGAACTGGATATAAATACTCAACAACAACAGCATCTGTCGCTGTTGCTGGCGGCGGCAAGGGGCTTGGTGGGTCGGCTGGACAGGCTATAAACACTTCCAACGGCAACGTTCAGGTGAAGATACGAAACGCTGGCACAATCAATGGTGGATTAAACATGACTCAGTTGGCCTTATAATGACAATACTCTCAGACCTTCAGCCGTTTGTCCAAGGTGACACTCTGGTGTTCGAGCTACGCTTGACTGATGACAACGGAGACCCGTTAGATGTTATCGGTGACGTGCTATACCTCACATTAAAACGCAGCAAAGACGATAGCGATGAAGACGCCGTATTGCAGAAGATTCTTAACATTGAGTCCAGCGAACTTGCTAGATTTGGGGTAGTTCGCTTCGTTGTATCGGCTGAGGAGTCTAATATCGCCCACGGGACATACCATTACGATTATCAGTGGGCGAAAACTCAGTCAGGCGCTGGCGAGATCACAACGGTGGCGCTTGGCAAAGTATTAGTTCTACAGCAGGTAACACGCGCATGACCGTCAAATTTAAAATGGCAGGTAAGCAAATATCGACTAAATCAAACGGACGGTTTGTAATCAAGTCTGTAAAAAGTACTCAGAGGAAGAAAAAATGAGCGAGCGAAAGGATATAGAGAGCATCATGCGTGGTGATGACATTATTCTTGAGATTATTGTCACCGATGAATCCGGTGTAGCAATCGATATCGCAGATGATAAATTCTGGTTTACGGTGAAAGAAAGCCCCAAAGACCCTGATGTGATCGCATTGGTACAGGTCACGGCAATTGCCATAGCGGGTAACGACAGTTCGTCAGGTAAGTTGCAAATTCAACTATCGAGCGTTGACACGTTCGTCGCCAGCGGGAATCATTACTACGACCTTCAACAACAGAAGATCGGTAGCGGTAATAGCGAGATTGAAACGCTGCAACATGGTAGAGTGTCATTTACACAAGACACCACTCACGCAACAGAATAGGGACTCGACATGGGTTGTTTTAACTCGTCAATCAGACAAATAAACTCAAAGGTTGAACTTACTTTAAAGTGCGGCTCGATCTATGTTCCACCCAAGTTCGATGACGTGAACAACCCGATACCAGATCAGTATTATCCTGAGAATGCTGAACTCGTATCTGTGAATTTCAGCGGGTATTTTAACCCTCCGGCTGACAGTCACAAGATGATCGAAAAGCAACCACTTGGCGTAGTCCTGCTTCCAAGTGGTGATTATGTTGGCGCACCGTTTCCGATTGGCGCGTACACCGCGCAGATCGAAGGTAACACCGAGTCTGTCTCAACTGCTAAAAGCAATCCGTTCATAATTAATGTTCACGCCGCAGGTCGGCTGTCGCATATCCCGCTTCACGTTGATCGATATGGTGAGTTCCCTATCTGGGGTGACCTCACCCTGTTACGTGGCTCTGCTCGCACGGTGATCGACTATGAGGGCAATACTGTTGCACTCCCTGCCAATGCCATTGGCCTGTACGATATGCGCGTCACATGGAATCAGGTTGAGCCTGACCTGACTAAATGGCAGATTACCGGCGGCACGGTTGTTGTCACTGACATCGGTGATGGCGAGTATGAGTTAGTGATGAGTGACGGTGCTACTCTCTATTATGATACCACCGTCAACGGTGTGCTTGGCGCGACATACATTATCAAAGGCGAGAACGAGGCTGTATCGATTGCCCCGAGCAGGATTGTCACGCCGCAGAACGAGGCAGTGACTTTCGATGGTGGCGTGGCGCAAGGTGTTCAGCGAGTCCAGATAGCCAACGATCAGGCTGGCAAACCGATCACGATCTACGTCAGAAATGTTCAGGCTGAGGATGTCGCAGGTCGATCCGATTCAAATCCATACGATTACGTTGACCCGACTGTTGACTATGGCGCGGGTGCGCTGGGTGTCCGGTACGATGCGACCAGTAACGGAAACACCGTTGACCCTGTGACGTTTGAGGTGATTTCGGCAGACGGTGTGGCGCTGGGGCATGGTGGGATGGCTGTTGAGGGTGCTGAAACTAACTTGTTCCAGAACCCGAATACTCCGGCCACTCAGGACATCACCACGCTGACTGAAAACTACACATTGCAGATGACCGGCTCCGGCAGCATAACAGCGTCCGGTACAAGCGTTGGTACTGCGACCGAGGGAAGCCCGATTACGATTGGCGCTGTCTCAGGTCAGATGACAATCACGGTGACCGGTGAGGTGTTGACGGCGAACGTAACGCAAAGCGATACCGCGACAAGCTATATCAATATTGCAGGTGATCGATCTGCTGAAAACGCCCAATACCCTTTCCCGTCCAACTTCACAGACAACGGTCATATCAGATTAGTCTGGACTCCGATGAGCCTGAAGACCGGCGTGATCGTGGACAATGATGCGTTCAGTATCACTTACAACGCAACCTCTGGTGCGATCAATTTCACCTTCGGTACAGAGACGGTAGCGGCTACTTTAGTGGTCACTGTCGGCACTGAGTACGCTCTGGTGCTAGCTATCGGTGGCGGCTTGATGCGAGCCTTCGTCAATGACGTTGAGTACTCCGACCCAGTGCTGGTGTTCGATAGTATCGCGCTCAACAAAGTTGATGGCTCATACACAGAGATGGTTGCCGGTGTGGGTGAGTTGAATGCCCCACATGCTGATATCGGGTATAGCCTTGATTCTTCGGGTCAGTTACGCGGCGGGTTGCCCAATCGACCGATGTATTCTTGGTTTAGGTTTGTGGAGAACTTGGTGTTGTGGAGTGAGGATTTGAGCAATTCTAACTGGGTATTGAGTGGTGATGCGTCAAAAGACGTAGGTAACGTAATATTGTTCGGAGCGGATGATGGTTATGTTAGGGTGGATATTCCTCAAACTATTGGCACCAGTAGATCATCAATATTGTCAATAGAGTTGAGTGGCGATGGTGATGTCAGGATTGAAACGAGAGACGGGACTTCAGTAAAGAGGGCGGATGTTATTTTATTGGGTGCTACGCCAACTCTATATTCTTTTGCAGTAACTGCAAACAGGTCTAACGCGCATGCAAAAGTGTATGTATGGTCTCGAACCACAAACACCGCTAAGTATATAGCAATAGTCAGAGCATGGTATGAGGACGCCACAGGCCGACCAGACCTGATCACCCCATCCGAATACATTAAAACAGATGGTGCTACCGCCTACCTTGCCCTTGCCAACAAGAATGGTAATAGCGTTGACCCAGCAACAGGCATCGTCACCGAAGCCAGCAGCACAGAGTGGCTCGATGAGTTCGCGGTATCCAACGGCTATGACGCTGACGGCAACCCGCGTTCCGATGTTCCGCTTGATTACGATGCCGCTAATCACAACGGTAGCCTGTACACCTACTCGCTGGAAGCACACCGCTACAACTACGAGCGTAATATTCTAGGCGATTTCCTGAAGATACGGGATAACCAAGCCCCAGCACTCCGCGCCCTTGTGCCGCACTACGAGTCCGGTCATATGGTCGGGATTAGCAATTACGGTGACGGCGATGTGAGTACGCCTCATGCCGATGAAATTTACGCCTTGTGTACCGATGGGTTTTATCACCCTTTCCCTGCTAACAAGCCTGTGTGGAGCGGTGGGCGGTGGTTGGGTGGCGGTGTGGTCAGCGCGTTTGATGAGGCTGGCGTTCTGCTTGATCCCGCCCCGATGCTGGTTAGTCAGGTTGAGGCTGAGAGTAATATTGGAAGCAGTAGTCTATTGCATTCATCCGCTTGGTCATACTCAGGCGGTATTGAGCATGATCAGTTTGTTGAAGGGCTTGATGGCGAGCCGTCAAGCGCGGTTAAGCTTGTGTGGACGGATTTAAGTCAGGTCAATCAATATAGCGTAAACAAACCAGTTTCCGCTTCCTTGTTGGTTACAAGTAAGATTTGGGTTAAACGAACGGGTGTGGCTGTTGGTAGCGTTAAATTTCTGTCAAACTCTTGGGGCGGCACAACTGGAAGTAGCACGTACAGTTCTTCAATAGAAATAAATGCCGACGGCTCTATTGGAGAGGTGGATTTAAAGTCTATTGCCAGAATGGAAACATGGGTTGAAAATGGGTGGACGGTAATTGTTTTTGAAAACCATTTTCCGGTAGAAGATAATAATAATAATTACTCAGTTGAAACTCTGAATGGCACACGGTGTGAAATTGGCGATGAGCTTATCATTGGGAACATTCAGCGCCATGAGGGACTGACTCTTGAAGAAGTTAGACATATCCCGCCAATGATTAATTTGGCACAAGCCTCTGGATCAATAAAAACAACCCCCGCAATCACCAACACGCTCCAAGATACCAACCACTCAGACGAAGGGGCTTATTACCTTGAGCTTGAGAATAAGGGCATTGACGAGGATGTGTTATCGGTAGGCGGTGAGGCGTTTCTTTACATTGAATCTGACGGTGCAGGTGGTTGGCAACTTACACTCGATGATGGTGGCGTTTAATGTTGCTCCATCGCTCTTTCGATAGTCCATCCTCGCCTGATTCTGTTCTTGAACGCGGCAACCGATACCGAGGAGAGCCTTGCCCATTCAATAAGCGTCTTGCGTTCGCCTTCGTATTCAAGAATCACATTGCTCCTCCGGTTGTTTTGCTGTTCCAGCAACGTAGCCCATCGACAATTATCTGGCTCATAGTTTCCGTTATTATCAATCCTGTCTATGCTGTGCTTGGAGGACGGTCGCTCGCCCATGTCGGCAATGAAATTGGTAAGCCCGTCATCACCAGACCATCTGTCGCAAACAGCGATACCGCGCCCTCCGTAAAGATGGAAGTTTGGAGAGTTTTTATTGTTGCATCGATACTTCATGTTTCTGAGGGTTTGCGCTTCAGGGGAATTGTTCATCCCATGTTTTTTAACGATACATCCGCAAGAATTAGTATCACCATTTCTAAGATGTGTACCTCTCACCTGTTTCATGTTTCCGCACTCACACAAGCAATCCCATTTACCTGTATCTACTTGACGAACTACGGTAAGCTTTCCAAAAGTTTGATCACTAAGATTAATGAAGTTGTGTGCTTTCATAATATCCTCCGAAGATATTTGCTCCGATTGAAGAGTTATGGCAAGCTGATCAGAGGTCAACGATTCGGGTATCCCCTAGCCACATACGGAGTTTAACATTATGGGTAAAATAAGTCTTCCATTGCCAGATGGTATAAACAAAGTTGGCATCGCTTTCGATAAGACTGCGGGTCTGATGGCAATATCAGTTGGAGGAGTCTGGTCAGCAGATACGCCATACAACGAATCATTCGGCACAGGGCAAATGGCGCTGGGCGCGAACATGGCGAACCTGTACCGGCATGACATCCCGCTATTCGCTGATCAGAAGGCGCGTGTCGATGATCACATCAACGGTACGGACTTCTCAGATTATGAGATTGTCGCGACCGATGGGGTCAACGAAGTATCGCACCCGATGCCCGAGGGCGTGAACAAGATCGGTGTGGTGTACGACCAAGCCGGTAACAAGCTAAACCTTAACGCCAATGGTGCTTGGGGTGCTGATCAACCGTTTGCCGGACTACCGGCGGGTAATCTGGATGTCGAGGGTGGATACAGGGCGCTACAAGGCTATAATCTGTCGTTCGACAACGGTAAGGACAAGATCGATGAGATCATTGCAGGAACGGCTCCACCTCCGCCCATACCGAGTGCTATGATCCAGCTAGGTTGCGATCAGACTCTTGCGAACTATCAAAACGGTCGATACCGCTCGTTGAGTATCGGTGAGGGTGAGTACAAGAAATCCGACCTATTTTTGACGACTGACGCGGGTGAGTTGCTCGTTGACGATGACGGCAACTATTTAACCGAGGCATAAACCCTTACAGGTGTTGTCAGTGTGCGCTCTACTGACCAACCTCGGTTTATTCTGTTTGACAAAAAACTCTTTGTGACGCCTAATTTTTTAGCCCACTGCGTCAAATTTAACGTCACGCCGTTTAACTCTAGTGGGCGTTCATGCGGCGCAAGCGGTGTTGTGACTGTTCGAGCAATACTCCAACCGCGCGCGAGCCGTGACGAAAATGAACCCTTCTTAGCTCCGAAGTGATATTCCCAGTCGCGTAAGCATTTTGTTTCTCCATTCAACGTGAATAGTACGTTATTCCGTTTGTTTCTTGCTTGTTCAGCGCGAGTCGCCCACCTACAATTTTCAGGGTAATAACCAAGCTCATTGTCTATTCGTTCAAGGGTGTGTAGTTTTGTAGGGCGCTTGCCCATGTCAATGAAAAATTGTTCAAATGAACTTCGCCATGTATCACATACAGTGATACCTCTTGCGCCATAGTCTTTGTACGCGTGAGAGTTTTCATTATGACACCTGTCTATCATATTATTCCATGATGTGTGTTCTGGCGTTTTACACATACCATGAGTTGTCATCCTACTTATTGTGACGCAACCGCAACTCTGTGATGATCCTTGTACTAAATTAGATGATGCAACATTTTTAATGTTTCCGCAGTCACAAACACACTCCCAGATAACTCTACCGTGCGTGTCTCTGCCCATTGCACCTAGTACGCTCCACTTACCAAACCGCTGTCCTGTCAAGTCTTTCGTGCGGGGGTGTAATACGATATACTCTGCTTCAGCCATTTCGACTACCTCTTTTAGTTGAATTGTTTAGGGGAGCGGTATTTCAAGTACCGCTGTCTGTCAATACTAACATACTCAGAGGTCATACTGATGGCAGTAAAACGATTTTTTGATTACAGCACCTACGATTACGTTAAAGCGCAAGCCATCGTTGTTGTTGATGCTACTTGGCAGAACATCGCCACCCTCGTAACGCCTGAGCGGGAGGCTGATGTATATGAGATCGGCATGGCCTTGACGTACACCTTTGATCTGGCAAACGAATCAGCAATGCTACGCTTCAGGGTCAACGGGAGCGGGTGGACTACTTTTATTCGAGAGCCGAAGGATAAAACAGACGCGCAAGCATTGGTCTATCTGTATCCCAAATCGCATACCGGCGGCACAATGACCATCGAGTTCGAGGCATCGAAGGAGTCATCAAGCGGTACGTTCAATATCGAGTATCTTGATTTATGGTTTAAGCGATTAGGGACTCCGACATGAGTATCTCAGTAATCCGAGGTGACGATAACTACATCAGAGTAGAGGTGCTCGATGTGGCTACCCCTATCGATATTTCCGGCGACAAGGTTACGTTCACCATAAAGCAAAATCGCACAGACGTTGACGCTAGTGCCGTGTACCAGCGGACTGACGTGCTGAGTAAAACTGCCGATAGCGTTGTCGGCATACACCGTATCCAAATACCGAACACGCTACCCGTTGGTAAGTATTTCTACGATATCCAATGGGTTCGCACGGTGTCGGGTAACGGTGGTGTCGTTACGCTTGAGATTTCAGAGATCACGGTATCGCAAGATATTACGATTAGTTCCTGATGGGTTGCCCAACAGCCAAAATAGAACTTCGGTGTGGTCGGTTTACTGCCCCTGAAGATGAGAACGGTGTCGTGAATGAGGGTATTAAGTGCGCCAGCCGTGTATCGGTTGATTGTGGCATATTTGATGAACCTATATCGCTCCCTGAAGATTTCACAATGCTGGTCGCCCAAATCCCTGAACAGGGTTATGGTTTCAACCACGGGGCAGGCGATGTATCTCCGGCAACGTATCGCGGTGAACCTTTATCGCAAGTCCGTGCAAGCACATCGAATGCGGTGTACGTGACCTTTGATGATTACGGCAGTCACAGCGATGAACCTCTGTTCATCAACTTCCCAGACTCACCATCGCCTACCTTATGGATTGAGATAAACGGTGGTTCCGGTACAACGCCTGACTCAGTTATTCACGATTACCTTGAAGCGAACGATGGTCAGTCCGTAGCCTTTCAAATTTCAACGAGCATACCGTTATGAGCCTACCAATACTGAGCGATCCGTCTACTGAGATTATCGAAGATTTTTTCGAGTCGCACACTTCACCCGAGCCGGAACCAGAAGCTGAGATTGCGATCTCAATTCTGAGCCATCGTGGTGCTGACGATTAAACATCGTGATGAAATGATCAACGCGACACGCTGGATGCTCATCGCACTGGTTGTGATGGGTTTCCTCGCATGTATGCAGGGTAGGTCGGCCACCGGTGCGTCAACAGCAGGAGCAACCACAGAACAGGTCGTGACGTTGATTGCTCAGGCGATGCCGGAAGCCAAGCGCAGGTTACTCGCTGCGGAAGGGGTCTGGGTTGATGGTGCAAACCAGATGCTTGCCCAACTCGACATGTTTACTGTTGACTCGCTGTGCAGAAGTTATGATGTGAACACAACTTACGGCTGGGCAGACTACCCGTACCCCGAGATTCACTTTTGTAACATGCCGCTTGCCCGATTGGAAAACGCGAGTGGATGGATTTTACATGAAGGTTCACATGCGGTATTGGACACTAAAGACCATGCGTATGGGCGTGCCGAGTCGGCGGCTTTACCAATTGATGTGCAGTTAGATAACGCGGCAAGCTGGGGATTTAACTTGTGAAATGGCTGCTGGTTATACTCATTGCAACATTCGGCATTGCTGCTTGCATTACTCAAACGGTAACGGTGGATAGCACTGAGCCGGTCAATTGCGTGAAGAAATCACAGACTATATTGCTGAGCCATGTAGAATGTACTTCTTCAGGTGGCAAGGTGCTGAAAGATTAACGCAGGTATAACTCAGCAGGTAGAGTATGTGATTTCCAATCACAATGTCGCAGGTTCAATTCCTGTTGCCTGCTCCAATTTAACGGAGAGTCATCCGTATAAG